GTAACGATAAACACTTATTAGAATATTATAATTATGAAGTACCGTATCATGTTTTAGACAAAGATGATATGTCAAAGGTTAACCTTGAACAGGTGGACGTAGTTAATACTGTATGTCCTTGTGCTGGGTTAAGTTCGTTGAGTGTTTCTGCTAGTGCTGACTCATCTGTTAATGATTGGATGATTAATACTACTAAACATGTATTAGAGAATATGCAACCAAAGGTTTTTTGGGGTGAGAATGCTCCACGTCTTGCAACTAAAATGGGTTCACCGGTTGTCGAGAAGATACGTAAGATTGGAAAGGAGTATGGTTATACCTTTTCGATATACAAAACAAAGAGTCTATTGCATGGCTTAAGTCAGGTAAGAGATAGAACTTTCTACTTCTTTTGGAAAGGTGATGAAATACCGTTGTTTGATTATTATAATAGACCTAATCAAAACATGTGTGAAATGATTAGATCAGTACCAAGCGATCCGGCTGACCCAATGAATGTGCTTACATCTAACAAAGTGCCTTCACAAGATGATCATTACTATAAATTTATTCTTGAAGAGATTTGTGGTGGTATTACCCATAAAGAATTTGTGGCCAGTCTTGAGCCAGGTCGAAGTGTTAATCCCCAATTGTATATAGAGAAACACAGTGATTATACTAAAGTTGCTGATTGGTTAATAAAGAATGGTAATCCAAAGGCTGCAGATAAAGCATTGAGAAATGCAGAGAAAATTGCTGGTGGTGGTAACCTTATGAGACGTACCAGTGAAATCCCATCTGATTATACAGGTGCTTTCGTTGGACATCTTCCTATGCGCGTAACACACCCTGATGAAGATCGATACTTAACATATCGTGAAGCTATGGAGTTTATGAAGTTGCCTAGAGACTTTAATATCATTAGCCCTAAGAAGAATCTTAATCATATCTGTCAGAATGTACCTCTCACGACAGCAGCTGATATGGCAACTAATATTAAACGGTATTTAGAAGGGACATGTGAAATGATTAGAGATGATTATCTTATTCAAGACAATAAATCTAAGAAGCTAGTTATGACAAATAGGTCAAGTTCTTTAGAAGAATTTTTAAAATAACGGTGTACTTTTACCGCGTTTTGTGTTATAATAGATCTATCAAGTAGAAAAAAGGAGAAATATATGAGTATAATGGATAAACTCAAGAAGAATAGTAGAATTAAGGAATCGGCAATCCTTAACAAATCTAAGCTATTCACTAATCAGGATATGGTACCTACACCAGTTCCGATGATTAACGTAGCATTGTCCGGTGATCCCGATGGTGGATTAACATCAGGCCTAACTGTACTTGCCGGACCATCGAAGCACTTCAAAACTTCGTTTGGTTTGTTAATGGCTGCAGCTTATCTTAAGAAACATGATGATGCTATTATGTTATTCTATGATTCAGAGTTCGGCTCACCACAATCATACTTTGAAAGTTTCGGTATTGACACTGGTAGAGTATTACATACACCAATCACTGACGTTGAAGAGCTAAAGTTTGATGTGGTAAATCAGTTAGAAGCTATCGAGAAAGAAGATAAAGTTATTATTGTTATTGACTCTATTGGTAACCTTGCATCTAAGAAAGAAATGGAAGATGCTAAGAATGAGAAGAGTGTTGCTGACATGTCACGTGCTAAAGCCTTGAAAGGTTTGTTTAGAATGTGTACACCATATCTTTCAATGAGAGATATTCCAATGCTTGCAATCAATCATACCTACCAAACAATGGAGATGTTCTCTAAAGCTGTTGTGTCTGGTGGAACTGGAATTTACTATAGTGCTGATAACATTTGGATCATTGGTAGACAACAAGAGAAAGAAGGTAAGGACATTAAAGGTTATAACTTTATTGTTAATGTTGAAAAGTCTCGATTCGTTAAAGAGAAGAGCAAGATTCCTATTGGTGTAACTTGGGAAGGTGGTATTGATCGATACACTGGTTTATTAGATGCTGCTATTGAAGGTGGATTTGTTGTTAAGCCTACGATGGGTTGGTATTCAAAAGTGAACACCGCAACCGGTGAAGTCTCCGAAGATAAGTTAAGAGCTAAAGCATTAGATGGCGAGTTCTGGGAACCTATCCTTAAAGATCAAGCCTTCAAAGACTTCTTAAAGAATAAGTATGAAATCGGTCATGCCACTATGATTAAAGGTGATATCTCTGAATGAATTTAGAAACATTAATATTACGTAACTTAATTCAAGATGAAAATTATACTAGAACAGTAATACCTCATATCAAGCCAAAATACTTTAATGGTCCTCATAAGATTTTATTCAATGAGATTGTTAAGTTTGTTACTGAATATAGTAAAATGCCTAACGTTGAAGCACTTAATGTTGAGCTTCAGAAGAATGGTAATATCCATCAAGATGAAATCGGTGAAGTGTTTGCTATCGCTAATGATTTGGATAAAGTGATTGAAGATACTAATGCAGAATGGTTAACGAAACAAACTGAGAAGTGGTGTCAAGATAGATCTATTTACCTTGCCATTATGGAATCTATTGATATTATTGATGGTAAGCATGACACACTTCAAAACAATGCATTGCCTGAATTATTAAGTGATGCATTAGGTGTTTCATTTGATACTAACATTGGCCATGACTATATTGATAACTCCGATGATCGCTATGAGTTTTATCATAGAGAGGAAGAACATTTACCGTTTGACTTAGAGATGTTTAACAAGATCACTAAAGGTGGACTTGTTAACAAGAGTTTGAATATTGCCCTTGCAGGCACAGGTGTAGGTAAGTCTTTGTTTATGTGTCATGTAGCTGCAGGTGCTTTAACACAGATGAAAAATGTGTTATACATATCTATGGAAATGTCCGAAGAAAGAGTTGCTGAACGTATTGATGCTAATCTGATGAATGTACCTATTGACCAGTTAGAGAACTTAAGTAAAGATATGTTCGATAAGAAGTTACATAAGATTGCTAACGTCGGTATTGGTAAGTTGATTGTTAAAGAATATCCTACAGGTGCTGCTAATGCTTCTCACTTCAGAGCCTTACTTAATGAGTTGAAGTTAAAGAAGGACTTCATACCAGATTTGATTTGTGTTGATTATCTAAACATTTGTTCTAGTAGTAGAATGAAAGCTGACGGTGCTGGTGGGTCATATCAATATGTTAAAGCCATTGCTGAAGAGCTACGTGGCTTGGCTATTGAGAATAACCTACCTATACTATCCGCGACTCAAACAACACGCGGTGGTTATGGTAATTCAGATGTAGGACTTGAAGATACTTCGGAATCATTTGGTCTACCAGCAACGGCAGATCTAATGTTTGCTTTAATCTCTACTGAAGAGTTGGAGAATCTAAATCAAATAATGGTGAAGCAATTAAAGAATAGATATAACGATCCAACAGGAGCTACAAAGAAATTTGTCGTTGGAATTGATCGAGCTAAGATGAGATTGTATGATGTCGAAGACTCTGCACAATCGTTAAATTTGGGTACTGTTCAAGCAAGTACCACTAACAACTTTGAAGGATTTACAGTATAATGAAAAGAACAAATAATATAAAAACAGTAGATAAGGTAGCAACACCAGTAACACACACCACAAGAACAAAAGCAACGTTAGTGAGTTATTCAACACCGTCAGAAGAGTTTAAAGAAGAAGGTTTGGATGATGTAAAAGACTTAGTTGCATACTGTGCTAGAGTAAGTAATCCATCCAACCAGCTTAATAAAGAGACCGCTGATAAGTTAATTGGGTACTTGATTAAACACCAACATTGGTCTCCATTAGAGATGGTAAGTGCTTGTATTGAAATTGAAACTACAAGAGATATTGCACGTCAAATCCTAAGACATAGATCATTTTCTTTCCAAGAGTTCTCTCAACGATATGCCGATCCTACTAAGGACCTATCATTTATGTTAAGAGAAGCTAGGTTACAAGATACTAAGAATAGACAGAACTCTATTGAAAATAACAATGAAGTATTAAGTGCTATGTGGAGAATCAAACAAGAGAACGTTATTAAAAATGCACTTAGCGCTTATAATTGGGCTATTGAGAATGGTATTGCTAAAGAACAAGCCAGAGCAGTATTGCCTGAAGGTAACACTATGAGTAGGATGTATATGAATGGAACTATTAGAAGTTGGATTCATTACATCGACCTACGATCTAAGAATGGAACTCAAAAAGAACATATTGAAGTTGCATTAGCGTGTGCTCAAGCCATTGATAAAATCTTTAAATTATGATACATACTAAGAAATGGGGTGATCGATACTTAAGCATTTGTAATGAAGTTGCTAGTTGGAGTAGAGACCCATCAACTCAGGTCGGTGCGGTAGTTGTAGGTGATAAAGGACAAATATTATCACAAGGTTATAACGGCTTTCCGCGAAACATCAGAGATAACGCTAATAGATATAATGATAAAAAGCGTAAGTATGAGTTAATAGTTCATGCTGAAATGAATGCTATTTACAATGCTACATTAAATGGCCAATCATTGCAAGGATCTACAATGTATATATCTGGTTTAGGTGTATGTCATGAATGTGCTAAAGCAATTATTCAAGTTGGTATTACACAAGTGGTTGCCCAATGTAAAGAGATAAAACCAGGTTGGGAAGATAGTTGTAATTTAACTAAAAAATTATTTGAAGAAGCTGGTATTGATTATTTATTAGAGGAGAAAAAATGATAGCAAATTATAAAGAAAGGGTAAAGAACTTATTTACTAAAAAGCCTAACTACAAAGAGCTGTATGAAGAAGAAAGAAAAACGGCAGAAGGCTTTGAATTTAAATACAATAAGTTAAGAAGACAGTTAAAGTCTATTATAAAAGAGTGTGATCAATAATGCCTGTAATGACAAAATGGGCGGTGATATTCCATAATGGTGTTCATAAATCATTATTGGGATTTGACAAAGCCCATATTAGACAAAAATACCCTAATGTAAAATCAGTATTTAAAATGGGAATTAAACACAACACAGGAGAAATAAAATGAGTAAGACAGCAATTGATGGCGTAAAGATACGCAAAGATAACAACGGCAATAGACTAAGTAAGAAGACTTATAGCCACGGCAGCTATAGATGCAAACGTAAGCCACAGTCAAAGAGATGCAAGAAGTAGTTGATTGGTTGAACATAGCGATAATCCTAATATTAGCTGGTATAGTAATGGGGATTGCGTTAATATCAGCATTAATATGGACACCGTTTTTATTATTAGGGATAGCATTAGATTATTATGAAAGCAGAAAAAGATTACGATAAGTGGTCCTTCGTTGAGAAGGATTTAGATCAAGAGCAATGGTTTATTAAGTTAGAAGGTGGGTTATATCATGGTGTTGTATATAGTTACGATGCTATTAAGTTGAATGAAGATGATGAATCCATTTCATTTGATTATGAGGTGGTTGATTATTTAGATGAAGATCCTCATGGCACTCCAAGATTCAACGAATGTGTTGGTGAAATTCTAAAGCTTGTGTTAGATGATGCTATGAAAGCAAGTGATTATGTTATAGGTAAGAAAGATGAACGAAGCCCTAATAATCCTAGCTGAAGAATGCGCCGAGGTCCAAGTTGAGGTGTCCAAGATACTTCGTTTTGGTGCTGAAGAAGGTAATTTAAAGAACCTTGAAAAAGAGATAGGTGATGTTATTGCAATGATGGCTATCTTAGCACATCAAGGTATTATTAATGAAGACGTGATAATGCGTAGAGTCCCATCTAAACTACGAAAGTTAAAGAAGTATAGCGATATTAAAGATTTAGATATTATTATTAAAAGTTTATAAATAGACTTATGAAACTAGTAATACTAACCAAAGACGTTAAGTCTGAAACTGTTGAGCGTCTATCCACCGAAATGACTAAAACCGGTGGTGAAGTTTATGCGGTAAACCTTGAAGGTGCCTACCTTAAAGACAATAAGATATTCAACATCGATGATAAGAAGGGATTTGAAATATCCCCTCAAGATACAGTCGTTGCTGTTCGCGGGTCAATCACCCTTAAAGACTCTTATTTAGACCTACTATCTCAAATAGAAAAACGAAAAATCATGACGGTCAACAACCGCTTGTGTAATGAGATATGTGCTGATAAATTCAGAACTTCAATTATCCTCGATGAGGCTGGTATAGCTCAACCTAAGACCGCCTTAATTGCTATTGGTGATAATATCAAAACCAATTACCCTGAGCAAGCATTTAACAAACTAGATACTAAATTCCCAGTTATTCTTAAAACCCTACGTGGTGCTAAAGGTATCGGTGTATTGCTTATTGAGAGTATGCAAGCTTTAGAATCTACTACCCAATTATTATATAAGCTTGATGAAAGCTCTGATTTGTTATTACAAGAATATATTAAATCAGACTTTGATATTAGAGTGCATGTATTAAATGGTGAAATCATTGGGGTTATGCGACGCAACGTGCCAGATGATGATTTTAGATCAAATTACGCGCAAGGTGCAACCACTGAAAAATATAAGCTATCTAAGAAAGAAGAGGAAGTTGCACTAGCAGCTGCTAACGCCGTTAGTGGTTATTGGGTTGGGGTAGATTTTATTCCTAATAAGGGTAATCCATTAGTACTTGAAGTGAATTCATCAGCAGGCACTGAGGGCATCGAGCAGACTATTGGATCATCTATTAATAGAAAAGTAATTAAAACCATAACTAACTCAGATAATTGGATTAAAGCTAAAACTGTGATTGGTGTTAGAGAAATATTTGAATTTGATTTGTTTGGTAAGATGAAGGCCAAATTAGATACTGGCAATTCTGTTAAGACTCTTGTTATGCATGCCGACGATCTTGTAGTTAAAAATGATAAAGTAACCTTTACATCCCACGGCCGTGAATATACAATGAAGCTGTATGGTATTAAAAAGATTAGATTAAATGGCGACAATGGATTAGAAGAGAGGCCTATGGTTATGTTAGACTTTACCTTTAATGGTGTTATTCATAAGAATGTAACCTTTACTTTAGATGATAGATCGACAAAAACAACTGAGGTATTAGTGAATAAAGATTGGATGATTGATAACTCATTCATCATCGATCCTAGTCTGATGTATACTTTAGGAGAATTATAAATATACTTATGCATAATTTTAAAAGCTTTTTAGACGAAGGTAAATCTGAGATGTTATCAGAGAAACTTATCATGTTGAATAATGGCCGTAAAGACGGCCAAATCGTATTCCTCGCGGGTGGTGCTGGTTCTGGTAAGGGATTTGCTGCTACAAACTTCATGGAGAAGGAAAAGTTTAAGGTAAGAGATGTTGATGAGTGGAAGAAAGTGTTTCAAAAGATTGCTGATACTCAAGCAAAGTATCCAGAAATAAAAGGATTAGACATGAAGAAACCTGCTGATGTTGCTAAGCTTCATATGTTCATTAAGAAACTTGGTCTTAAAGATAAGACACTTGACTTAATGTTAGGGCAACTTAAAGATAGAAAGAAGTTACCTAATATCATGTTTGATATTACGGCTAAAGACACTAAAGATGTATCTCAATTCCTTCCAAGATTATTAACAGCTGGTTATAACCCTGCCAACATTCATTTAGTATGGGTGTTAACCGATTATAAAATTGCGATTAAGCAGAATGCAGATAGAGATAGAGTTGTGCCTTCTGACATTATGTTGCAAACACATAAAGGCGCATCTGAAACTGTGTACTCATATGTCACAGGAGAAGGTAAGAAGATGCAAATTAATGGTGAGATACATGTAATTTTAAATAACAAAGAAAACACCGTTATGTTTACTCCTTCAGGCAATGATAGAACTTCTAAGATAAGTGGTAAGAAGAATGGCGTAGTTGTTAAAGACTTTACATACTTAACATTAAAGAAACGCGGCAAAGCACTGATCAAAATAGATAAGGTAATGAAACAACTATACTATTGGGTAGTGGATAATATACCAAAGTCTGATTTTCAAAAAGCATTAACGGATACAATTAAGTAAATACTAAGATCGCTTCTTTGGCTAGTCAATTACCAAACAATCCCCAAGTGAAAGCTTGGATGGATGTAAATTAAGGATATTCATGGACAATTTTAAAGGTTATATATTAAACGAAGCAGCTAACAGTAGCTTTCAAGTCATCATTGACGACATGTTGACAGATAAAGAAAAGAAGGTGTATGGTAAGTATGATATTCCTAAGAAGAGTTTTAAGTTAAAGCTTCATCCTAAGGATAAGAAGACTTTCATCAAGCTGTTTAAAGAAGCTCCTGATAAGACAGTTGGTAATGGTGAAGTTTCCTTATATTGGTTGTTTGACGGCAGAGCCCAAGAGACACGTGGTGGTACTGAGCCAGACTTGCGTATTCATGGTTTGGCTGTTGAAGTAAAAGCATATCCAAAACATGATCCGATATCGTTAGGAAGATTCCAGGATAGACGAGAGTTTAGAGCATTACTAAACACTTTGTTTGGCATCTCTAATTTATTCCAAGCCTTCTCAAAAGATAACAGCAAAGGCAATCAATCTTTCAAAGGGGAATTGTCATTCAGATACCCTGATGTACTAGAAGCAGCTGAGAAGTTTATTGAATTATCAGAGCTATTCAAGGGCAACAAAGATCTAATGAACTTTAAAATATTTAAAGACATGAAAAAGACTACTGATGATTTTGAGAAACAATTGAAAAAGTTGGGATACGGATCCAAGATTAATGATCCTGAAAGCATTGCTGTAGGTTTAATGAAACGCTTGATTGATGTGTTAGTTGGGGATAAGCCTGGTGATAAAGGATATATTGCTAATGTCAAAGATAGTGATCCAACTGACATTTGGTTCCATTACATAGACTTTAAAAATATGGTTAACGACACCAAGACTCTATCTAAAAAAGGAACATTTGCTGTTAATGGCGGAACATTCAAGGCATCTTTCAGTACACTGTTTCCTGGATAACATAATGAAATCATTTGAAAGACATTTAGCAGAAGCTAAGAACACACATATGATCCATATCGAGGATATGGTTATTGATGGTGGAGTTGATGGTACACGTGCAGCAATCAATGCTCTCCGTGATTTAAGGAATATGTTAGTGGGTCATACCAATGATACTAAAGCTGTTACGGTTAAATGGGATGGAGCACCTGCAGTATTTGCTGGCATTGATCCTACTGACGGAGAGTTCTTCGTTGCTAAGAAAGGTATCTTTAATAAAAACCCAAAGGTATATAAAAGTCATGATGACATTAACGCTGATACTTCAGGTGATCTGGCTGCTAAGCTTCGTATAGCATATACTGAATTAAAGAAAGTAGTTACTAAAGGTGTATTTCAAGGTGATATCATGTTCACTAAAGATGACCTTAAAGGTGAGACTATTGATGGACAAAGGTATATAACCTTCCACCCCAACACTATTGTTTATGCAGTACCTGTAAAGGATGCTAAAGAAGTATTAGCCGCTAAGATAGGTGTTGTGTGGCATACTAAATATACAGGCTCTTCATTTGCCGGTATGAGTGCTTCATTCAATGTTAAAGATAGTGACTTTATTAAAACATCTAAGGTATGGCAGAAGACTGCGGATTTGCCTGAAGATCATAGTGCAACGTTAAGTGAAAAGGATTCAAATACAATCTATCAACATTTATCTATTGCTGGTAAATTGTTTAATAAGATTAAATCGTCTACGCTTAAAGAGGTTTCAACAAATAAAGAGATTAATTTATATATTAATACTTTTAGAAACACTAAGGTAAGAGCTCAATCTGATATCACTAACACCAAGAAGCATACTGAAGAATTAGTACAGTGGATCCATAACCGCTTTGACAAAGAGATTGATAAGCTTAAATCTGATAAGGGTAAGGCTAAGAAGAATGCTAAGAAGATTGAAGCATTGGATTGGTTCAATAAAGAAAATACTAAGAATTTAATACTTATGTTTGACATGCAAAATCATTTAGTCATCGTTAAGAGAATGTTACTCACGCACTTAGATTCTATAAAAAGTATAAATACCTTTGTAAAGACTAAAGACGGTTTTAAAGTAACCGGTTCAGAAGGTTATGTTGCTATAGACCATTTAACAAACGGTGCGTATAAGATCGTTAACCGTATGGAATTTAGTTATAACAATTTTAGTAAAGATATAATTAAAGGATGGGAGTCTGATGCTAGAGGTTAATGAAGCTTTAAATGCTATACAACGTGCGAAGATGAAAATGGCTTTTAAGAAAAGCGCATCTAAGCGTAAGATAGGTCAGAAGAAAGCTTTAAACAAAGTTGCTAGTGGTGATAAACTTAAAGACCTGGCTCACAAAAAAGCTAAAGACATAATTATTAAAAAGATACTCAAAGGTAAGAGTAAGTCAGACCTACCAATAGCAGCCCGAGATAAGCTAGAAAAGAAAGTTAAAAAGAAGGCAGGAGTTATTGCTAAACTAGCTAAGAAGATCATGCCTAAAGTTAAAGCTGGTAATAAGGCTAGAGTAGCAGCACATAAGGCAAATAAATGATTCACGGATTTAAGGAACACTACTTAAAGGAAGAAGCTGCGAAAGAGGTTGTTATTACCTTTGGTAGATTCAATCCGCCCACAAACGGCCACGAGAAGTTACTTGATAAAGTAGCTAAAGTAGCTAAAGGGGCCTACCGCGTATATTCATCACAGTCACAAGATGCAAAGAAGAACCCGTTAGGATTCACTGATAAAGTTAAGTTTATGCGGAAGATGTTTCCTAAGCATGCAAGATCAATCTTATTAGATAAGTCTGTTCGTGACTTCTTTCAAGCATTATCTGCGACGTATGCTGATGGATTTACCAAATGTACTATTGTCGTTGGTTCGGATAGAGTTAAAGAATTTGATAAAATCTTAAATAAGTATAATGGTACTAAAGGTAAGCATGGATTCTATGATTTTGATGGTGGCGTGAATGTAGTTTCTGCAGGAGAACGTGACCCTGACTCGGACGATGTATCTGGCATGTCAGCTTCTAAACTTAGAGCTGCGGCTAAAGATAACGATCTTATTACATTTTCTAAAGGAATGCCTAAAGGATTCAAAGGTGCTGAATCATTAATGAATTCTGTTAGAGCTGGCTTAGGTCTTAAAGAAACATACGTATACAAGCAAGAAACAAAATTAAAGAGACTTTCAGTGTTAAGAGAGAAGTACATTAAAGGGAATCTATTTGAGGTCGGTGATGAAGTAATTATCGTCGAATCTCATGAGCGGGCTATTATAAATAAATTATGTAGCAATTATGTAGAAGTTAATATTAATGGAGAGACAAAGAATGTTTGGATCTCTGATATATGCAAGGAATAAGAATATGAGTTATAAAAAAGAAGGCGTTTTAGCTAATAGTACTATGTCAGTTGAATTTGGCATTAAAGACAATGATTTAGATCATGTGTGGATTGGTGCTGCTGGAACCTTTACTCAAACTGAATGTGATGCATTTAATGGCACAAAGAAAAAGGTTGTGAAGAAAAAAGTGGTGAAGAAAAAGGTTGTGAAGAAAAAAGAAACTAACAAATGGATTAATAAACTCAAAGCTAAACTGAGTTAAACCTGATGAGATTATATGATGAAATTAACAAAGGAGAACTTTGAGCTATATGCATCAAAGCACTATCAACAATCTAAGTGGGCAACAACTGAAGACTTTAAAGCTGATTTATCACGATTTAAATATATTAATAGACTCATAAAGAGATATTATAGGGATGATGATTTAAAAGAACGATTGATTTTAAATCATATTATTATATTAGGTAATGCTTTTGGTCCTAATGCAACAGCAGAAATGCTAATGTTAAATACCAATTGTCCTTTGAAGAGTGTGAGTAAAACCTTTTTGGTCTATTTAAACTATCTTCTTATAGATAGTCATGTTGATGTCCCATTAGACTCAACAATTGTAAACGTATTAAGAGAATTATAAATGGGAATTTCAAGAGCAGCTGACTTATATTATACATATCGTTTCTTAAAGATTTTAGTAACGGATTGGAAAGATATGGATGCGTATGACGAAGGCATCATCGATGATAAAGGTAAGAACCTTATTAAGACTAAAGATCTATTGTCGATAGCGCAGAAAGAGGCGTTCACTACTTTCCATCGATTAGTATTCAATATTAAGCGTATTCTTGAGAAGGTTCCTTTTGGTTCATCTCGAATTAAATCATATGCCGCAGCCTTATATCTATTAAGAGAAGAGACTGGTATGAGTGAAGAACAACTAAACAGAGCTTTAGATGAGTTGGGTGTTGATATAGCACCTGATTTAAATGAAGACAATCACAATCTCCTTCCTGGAGATTATATCTTAAATGAAACTTTAACCGATCGCGTGGTTAAAGGCTCAGTGATATCATTAAGTAACACTATCCCAGCGGGTTCTTTTTCTGGAATTGATATATATAAGTCTACCACCGGTATTTTATTTACTGCATATAATGTAAAATAGGGTTTACTTTT